ACCGGGGCGATCTGCAACAATGTTAAATCTACGCGAATCACCATAACCAATTGCAGACGAACCTTTATCACCAAGATACTGGTCGGCATCACCAACCTTAGCAGAAGTTGTAGCACGGATATCCTCAAAAAGAATATCCGAAGAAACAGCGCCACAAAATGTAGGCATATCGTCCATGATCTTAGGCGTAACACCAAAATGAACACGGATCCAGTCCTTGAACGTGCCATTAGTAACAACGTCCTTATTTCGGGCATTCCAGAGCTTTTTAGCCGTAACAAGCTGGTCAACCTGAAACGAATCGCCAGCCGTAGATACAACAACCGTCGAAACATTCTTATCGAAAAACGAATCACTAAGGATCACATTCATCCGATCAGGCATGTAACAACATTGAAACAGACCGCCAAGCGGCACAGCCATAGAAGGCGGCACAACCGCCGAACCGGCTTGCTGAGATGTGAAAATCTGGGCAATCGGTGTGTTAGTAATATAGCCGTTCGAATTCATCGAACCGCCGGAAATAGGCAGATTTAAATAGAGATTATCCAAACCTGCAAGAGAGTAACGACGTACACGATTAGCATTTGGCCAGTTAGAGGTCATAACCGGAAAGGTATCCTCCTGACGATTGGCATAATAATGCCGGAAGATATCGTAGTACATCAGATAAGGGATAAGATTAATATAACCTCCCTTGGTGGGTGTGCCTGAAGCAAAGCGACCATAACCAACACCAAGGCCAAGGAAGGCCGGAAGGGAAGATTCATGAACCCGAGTGATAGGGCTTGTAGCTGAAAGATTGTAAATCGGATATGATACATCCAAAATACCACGCGATTCTGCCGTCATGAAACCATTACGCCAAAGACGAGGTATATAGAGCGAAGTGCCAGCAAAGAATACACATATTTGAAGGCGATACGAACCATACAAAGGATTAAGAATCGCCTGCGTATTCATAAGGTGCTTAAACTCTAACTGAATCTGATCGCCAGGCAAAGCTTCACGACAATAAATCGGATAACCAAGACCCGGAGCCATCGACGTCCGCAAATAATGCGAACGATCATGATGCGCCATCTTTGGCGCTCGTACTTTTTCTTTTGGGAACAAAGCCATAATTAAAAAGGATAAATGTCTAAAGTGAATTCATTCGTATCATCATAAGGATTGAATTCACGCAAAGAATCCTTATGAAGTTCAGGAGTTAAAGATTTACTCTTTCCCGACCGAAGAGTAATTTCGAGCAACTTTGCTCGATCTTGCGCATAGGGGAGTGGTTCTGTATAGGTTTGCCTGCCAAGAACCTTTTCGAAGGGTCGCTTAGATTTGGATAACAAAACTTTAAAGCTACGTATTTCATCATCCGTAAAAATTTTCGAGCGATAATAACGAGGCATAGCATACACAAAAGAATCGAACTTACAACACAAATTAAGAGGATAATCAGCGTTTCCTTTCTTGTGCCATGATCGCCATACATCTTGATCACAATAGGATTGTCCAAGGCCTGGAGAAACGAAGATGGTAGGCTTGTGGAAGCCAACGGCAGGTTTTGTAATGTATTTCGTGGCATAAGACAACTGCTTAGCGGATCGAAGAGGTCGAGCACATATAAATCCGTATCTCCAGGATCGAGCCAAATCTCGCTCGGGGATATTGCAATCCCAGACAAATCCGTGGAAGTGGAGACGTCCATGCTCTTCTCCGAGTTCTGAGATAAAGAATCGTTTGGGAGAGCGGCGACCGGGCGTATAATAACGTAAACGGTCAATAAAAGCACGCATGGCAGAAGCCATGCCAACTTTGGTTTGAAACTCTTCATAATACTCAGGTGCAATAGTTAATGTTAAACACGTGCAGGAATCATGATTGCCAAACATATGTTCGTGAAGCAAACGAACACGCCAAGAGCGAGCCTTATCACGAAGACAACCAAGACATTTGCCGCAATCAATTAAAATTTGGTAATCCTCAGGATAACCTTGCGGAGAGTTGTTTGCAATACGCCACACTCGGAGGTTTTTAGCCCCGAGTGTGGTCTTAGGATTATAGCGAGGATTAATGATCTGACGAGGCCGCAAGCAATGAGACATCACAAACGCTTACCTCCAACGTCGAAAATCTGAGTATGTGGACGAGTAGATTTACTCTTTCCTCGTTTTCTTTTGAAACGTGACATAACAATCTGATTTAGGGACAATTTCTAAAATACGTTTTACAATCTTATCCACACGAATCGTAAGGATAAAATCGACAGAGCCAACAAAGGAAAATTCCTTTTGATAAGAGAATGTGAATCCATAGCCACCTAACCTGACCAAAGATTCGTAGGAAGCAGGACACATAATGACACCATCACAATAATCCAAATAGGAGGCCTTGTGAAAAATATCAAGCAACACACAAATGCCCCTTAAAGCATCCATGCATTTTGAATTACGAAAAGTCTCGGGAAATCTCATCGCTTAATACGTGATACGTTCACCGAATCAATTTGTTTGTACTCGACCTCGGAACCCTTTACATAAGTGTAAGAATACCGGGTGCAACTTGCCAATAGGACAGCGATAGCAGAAACAGCAACCGCAATCACGATCAAGACACGTGACCACTTGGGCAAGCTTTTTAAGTAGCCTACGAGTTCGTTTAATGTCATCTTTACACATTTTAAAAAAGTTAAAAATGTTCTGATATTGAAAAATTTGAAAAAAGGAGAAAGCAGATTTAACATAATATTAAATCTACTTATCCCTTTTGAGAACTAACACCACCGGGGTGGGAGACAAGCAGAACGTCAAAGATCGAGAGCTAACGCAAGGGCAAATATATAAACTTTTTACATTTGTACAAAAAAAAATACGATTATTTTACAAATTTCATCATTTTTATCAAGTCGTTGGAGGGAGCAAGGGGCCAGAAAGTGCCTAAGCTACTTAGCGTCTCGCGCACGTACGCACGCGAAGCGCGCGCGCACGCGCACGGCCTGCAGACAATCTTATGCACGAGCCCCCTAGCTCCCTCCAAACCTCCCAATCACCCGATGGTGTGCTTCGCACAGATATTTATATTGGGTATTTACGGGCGCGATGGTAAACCATCGCTTACGTGCCAGCGGACTACGTCCGCAACCATGGCACCTTATAGAGGTGCTAATCGCTACCTGCGGTGCCTGTTTATTAAGTTTGAGGCAAAAGAAAAAGCCCGGTCACAAAGGCCGGGCTCCAAAAAAAGAAAAACGGGATTGGTTATCCTATACACTGCCTCAACTCGGCACCTAAAAACATAATAAGAAGAAAGGCGAAGATATAAACTTTCGCCTTAATCACGGCAATTATTAACCGTGCAAGGGTGTCAACGGGTCGTTTCATGAAGCAAATGTATAAAAAAACATTAATATATCAAACCTTCCTTGATCATCTTCATAGAACGCGCAATTCGCCTCGTTTTCTCGGGTATGTTGCGAAGATCGTGAAGATCAATCAAAGCAAGTTCAGCCTTAGCATCGGTAAGACGCCTCGAAGCCTTTTCCGTCTTAACACGTTCGTCAAGCCATTCCCTTGTTGAGTCCAACGAATCAGTTTTGGCCACAAGCTCATCAATCTGAGCCTGGGACAACCGACCGTGATACTCGGCCTGAATCTGAGCAAGGGCCGCATTGCGAGCGTTGAGCCAAATACGGGACTGGATTTCCTGACGCTGGTCTTCAGTAAGAGATCGGCCAGCAACCGAGCGGGCGATATCCTCATTCATCACCTCATACTGTTTAGCGATGTTAAGGGCTTTTTGGCGCTCAATCGCCACCGAAGTATCGTATACCTCATTACGGAACCGAAGATCGATAGAATCAAGCCTATTGGCCAAATCCTTGCCAATTATGTTGGCATCAGCAAGACGAGTATTTAGAGCCGTGAGATCATTGCCGAGCTTCTGACCTCGCCGGGTCTCACCTTGATCGAGAGTGCGACCGCGGGTTTCATCAGCCTGAGCCTTGATAAGGTCAATCTCAGCCTGCTGTCTTGCAAGACCAAGGGCACTTTGAAACTTCATGTTGGTATAATCGACATAAGGAGTCGAAACACCACCAGCAGGCTGCACAGAGGAGGGGGCGTTAATAGGAGAGTAGCTACCAGCGGTACCAAAAGCGGCGTTAACGTTCAGGCCTGCAGCTTCATAACGCTGACGAACCGCATTAGGATCGTTATAGGCCTTTTGATCCTCGTAGAACTGCATTTGACGTTGCCATGCAAGCTCCGCGGCTTCCTTCTGGTACTTGTATTGCTGCTGAAGCAACTTTTTATTTTTCGAGTAGGAGAGATCAGCCATTGCAAAATTCATAGCTGCATTTCCTACCGCATCCACGTAGGGTGCGTACTGATCTAGATTAGCCATAGAAAAGGATTTTATAGAAAATCGGGGATCAGTGTGGAATCCCTTTACAAGGATTTCCACACTTATACAATATTATCAAGTATTATATATTGTATTCCCCGATTTTCTGGTTACGACTCGGCAGGCCCCGGATCAGATGCCGGCACAGGATCGGATGCCGGCGCAGGATCGGAAGCCGGCGCAGGATCGGAAGCCGGCGCAGGATCGGAAACCGGCGCAGGGTCAATAACAGCGTCAAGTCCGGCCATAAGATCGTTTTCCAACTTATCAAGACGATCCGTACGAATATCGCCGGCGGGATCAACAAGCCAACGACCCTCGGCATCAGTCTCATCAACTAAATCTTCACCTAAATCGGCCGGGATGAAGTCCGGCACAACGCCTTCGACATAGAACTGAGCAATAACCTCGGAAAGAGTAAAGCCAGGCACGGTAACCGCAGCAGGTTCTTTAAACCGCTGAAATTTCTGTTTTTGATAAAGTCGCATAATATTAGAATTTAGGGCGTAAACGCTTAAGAACAGTGGAACGAACACGATCACGGATATAGAACTGAGCATAGAAATTCTGAGCCGTAACAGACTGATCCGCAAACGGCTGATTCCAATCACCGGGATCGATATATGCCGAAGAAACCGTAGCCTTAGTAGGAGGCACAGTGGGACTACTCGTATCATCGGAACGCATATCACGAGCAAGAACCCACGACTTTTCAGTCGAACAGAACGAACCACGAATCTTATTTACAGCCGTCATATACTCAATCCAAGCAGGCTGTTTGCCAACAGAATTAGCAAAAGGATCAGCATCAGCGGAATAAGGTTTCGATGAATCCCAAGCTGGCGGAAATTCAGAATTAAGATCACCAATCAGAACATCCTGATATCCAATACCATTATACTCAGGCATGAAAGAATCCGAAAGCTTACTATGTAATGCATAACGCTCCGTAAACTGATAGTAATCCACGCGCGGAACAAGGGTTGCAATGGCCATAACGTAACCGGGGCGATCTGCAACAATGTTAAATCTACGCGAATCACCATAACCAATTGCAGACGAACCTTTATCACCAAGATACTGGTCGGCATCACCAACCTTAGCAGAAGTTGTAGCACGGATA